TCGTTCGACAAATTCTACCAGTTTGCTCGCAAGCAATAAGAGTTGAACCCCCCCCAGCGAATAGATCGAGCACCGTCTCGCCGGCTCGGCTCGAGTTCAGAATCGCTTTGGCAGGCAGCTTCACCGGCTTGCTTGTCGGGTGTTCGTAACCCATGACATTTTCGCGGCCGATTTTCCAGACGGAGGTGTCGTCCTCCTCTTCTTCGGTCAGCAGTGACTTCGCCCAATTCAGCAGCTCCGCGTCGCTTGGCTTAAATTCCCAATGCGTGTACTGCTTGCGGTCGCCATAAAACTGGACCGATTTTCCGTCGGGTACAGCGTAGAGGATCGGCTCATGTTTCCAGCGGTAGTTGCCCCACCCCATACTCGCCACCGGCTTCACCCAGATAATCTGGCAGCGCACGCCGTAGTCGTTTTCGTTCAGGGCATTTTCAAATTCGCGGTGCGTTCGGCTGGCGTAGCAGACGTATGCCGGTGCCGTTGGCTTTGAGGCGAACTTCATTGTAGAGAACACCGCTTCCAGAAATTCCTGGAATTTCGCGTCGTCCATATGGTCATTCTTGATAGTATTGCTCGTGTTCTTTCCCCGTCCGGCGTAGTTCACGTTGTACGGGGGATCGGTGAATACCATCACCGCTTTTTCGCCGGCCATCAGCTTCTCAACATCAGCCTCGCTGGTTGAGTCGCCGCACATGATTCGGTGCTGGCCCAGCTGATAAACCGCTCCGCGCTTTGACTGGTAGGTCTCCTCGATCTCAGGGACTTCGTCCTCGAAGACTTCCGGATCTTCCGGTATGTCGCCGATAATTTCGGCGATAGTCTTGACCGACTGGTCTTCCGGGATCGTCAGCTCGCCGAGCGTTTCAATATCGATGTCGAGTTCTTGCGCCAGGTCGGCCAGCTTGTCTTCTTCGTAGTAGCCGTAGGCCATGTTGTCGCGCATCGCCCACTCGAACGCCAGCTTCGGGTCGTCTGTGTCGAGGATCGACACCCACACGTCCGTCACCGCCAGTTTCGCAAAGGCTCGCATTCGCATGTTTCCGCCGACAACGATTCCGCTGCGAGTTACCATGACCGGCTTGATTTGGCCGTCTGGCGTGATGGCTCGAGCTTTTTCAATGTCGCGGATTAGCTGATTGAGCTTCGCCGGCTTGATATCTCGCGGGTTCTTGTCCCACGGCGTCAGGTCTGCGAACTTCGCGTAGGTGCGGCCGTCTTTGAGCCGAGTTTTAATCATCGGCTTTGCCTGTGGTTACTTTTTTTGATCGGCGACGGCTGATCCGCCCCCCCCTAGCACCGGCAATTCGTGCCAGCTGCGGGTTGACCGCAAAGCCTCCCGTGTTGCCGTTTCTACCGCCGATTCGTCCGATATCGCGATAGAAGTTCGGATTATTTTGTAGGTTTTTAGCCGCAGCTTTTTTGCCGCCGGCTACAGTTCCAGCCATGTGGTAGCTCCTTTCGTTTAGTTTATTGTGCTTATCATTATACCGCTTGCTACCCCATATTTCAAGCCCCCGACTTGGGATTCTTGAAAACAAACAGCCGGCTTGGATTTTTATTTTTCGGCCGCTGCCTCTGTTCATGGTCGAGTTTTCCACAAGTTATCCACAGGCTTGATTTGACGTGGGGGGGGTGGTGAGTTATCATGGTGTCATGTCGCTGAGCATTGTAGGCTCGCAAATCTCTAACGGGGGCGACGGTAAGGATATTAAAAAGCAAAAACCCAGAGCTGCTACTCTGGTTGTGTTCTTGCTGTCTTGAGAGACGGTAAGGATATTACTCTTTAATTGTAGCATGCTTGGGGTAGAAAGGCAACACCTAAATGTACAGAACAGTACAGGACAGGACAGCACAGACGGCCTGCGCTACCTTGTCGGAACTGCACATAAAAAATGGGCTTGACAATAAAAACAAACAAGATAAAATTACTGTTTACAGTGAGGGGAAATCAAAAAAATCTAAATCTCGCAGGGGCATCACTAATTCTGACGCGAGGTCTTTCGTGATGTCATTAAACGAACGAGTGTTCTGCGATAGGCGATATTTGCCGTTTTATTGCAATGCCGTTTTGAAACTTGGCACGCAGAAGCTTCTCTACCTGCAATCGATGGCTCTTGATCCAACCGTCAAAAGTCCCGAACGTATGTTCGCTTGGCTACTCAAGCAGGAGCTGGAGGCTATCAAGTGAGCCGCGCCGATACTGACGCTCGCGCTCATGAGATGGAAAGTCGCGGCGTTGACATGTCATGGTACTGGCGCGCTCGAGCGAAGCAGCGAAATGAAGAGCCAGAGGAGCTAAATCCGGATGATGGTGCTTCTGGCGAAAGATGCAGCTACATCACCATGTATTTTATCGAATACCATCAGGAATCGACAATCGATTGCTACGCTCACATTTTTACTGTCAAAACCGCTGACGGCAAAAAGCACCGGCTGGCCCAGCGTCGCCGCACAAACAAGACAGGCGATCCTGTCTACTGGTGTTCGGCCTGCGGTCGAGTTTTCAAAACTTGGGAGGAGATTCACGATCATCTCGAGTTTTCCACAACCCCATAAAAATCTCGAATAATCTTTGCTGAAAGTGTTGACTTTATCGCTCGTGTTTGCTAATATAAGAGTACAATCAATTAAACGAAAGGACTACCAAAAATGCTTTCATCATATCAACTTCTGAACCTAAGCTCAAAAGAGCTATACGAAAAATTGACCACTCTCGTCGACGAGGAGCTTCTGGAGACCATTGAAAGTGAAGCCGAGGAAACCTGGGAAGAGGACGTGGCTGAAAAAATCCAGGACATCAGAACAGTGACCGACGCTCTTGAGCGCCGCCTGCTGGGAGAGGAGCTTTAGTGACGAACAATATCGTAGTGGCGGACGCGTTTAATGGCGTAGTCCGCCCCCTCGCCGAGGGCGACCGCTTTGTGGTCACCTTGCCAGTGCAGCGACCACAACCCATGAGGTTCATGGGGCTTGGCCGCTCGGCCGGAAATTACGCCGGTGTCTATCGGCTTCCGGAGGATTTTCACCCGACTGACTGTATGGAGATCCACAACTACACTGGCCCTGGTAAAGTTCGCCTGATTGGTTATTTAAGAATTGAGGACAAAAATGACAAAGATTAATGTTGTAAATTTAGATCTGCCAACTCCTGCCCCAGTGGCGGTCAATCCGCCGCATGAATGCTTGTGCGAGTTTCTGCTGATGTCGCCGGCTCGTGCAGTGAATTATGAAGTCGACTGCCCGTTCCACATTTGCGAATGCTGCGGTGGCCTAATTGATGAAGATGCAATGATGGCCTACAACGAATACTACGGCTACTCTGGCTTTGACGAATGCTATGAGGAGGATTATGTCACTGTTTAGAAAACCTGAAGATGTTCGCCGCGTCCTGGTCGTTCGTGGCTGGCAAGGCTTGAAAGACAAAACCGACGCGGAGCTTCTGATGATAGCCAAGTCTCGGCTGGCTCATGCTTGCCGGCGCGACCGGCTGGTCTGGAGGATTGCTTCGCTGATATCTCCGCGCAAAGCCAACGCTCGTCGCCAATCGAGCATATACTACGCTGATGCCTATGCTCTGTTCGCAGTCAATGAGCTTATCAATCGACAGCGTGATGATAGCTCCGACCTCTGATTTTTGGGGAGTTTTCCACAACCCCATAAAAATGTCGAATAATCTTTGTGAAAAGTGTTGACTTTATCGCTCGTGTTTGCTATACTAAAAGTACAATAAAGTTAACGAAAGGACTACCAAAATGTACCAAGCAACCTACTTTATCAAAACCGACCACGACGCGATAGCTTTCAACAACCCTGATGATGTCGCCGGGCTTCTAATCATGATGGCTAACACGGCCGATTTCATGCTCGAGCATAACCAAGTGATCACCATCGAGCTTAGAAAGACAACCATCGATGGGCGTACCGTTCTGGCTGCTGAGGAGCTTGACAATATACTTCGCAACAAGCTTTATGGCTACAGCGTTCACTTCACTGCAGTCGACTTCAGTACTGCAACCACCACGCTTAGCGATGCCCGATGTGCCGACTTATAGTCGGCCATCGGCCTCCCTCGATAATCAAATTAAACGAAAGGAATCACCATGAAATTACCAAAAATAACCAAGCGTAGCATTGTTGTCGCTTCTGCCATAGTCGCCGTGACATTTTCTGGTGGAGTGGCTGTTTTTGCATTCAGTCAAGCTCCTGAGCCGCCTCACGCTGTCACAGAAGTAAAAACAAATACTAAAGAGGCAAAAAAGGAGGAAAAGTCGGACACGTCCGACCAGACACCCTCCGAGGTGCAAACAACCGGACAGACTGACCAGTCTGCTGCTATTCCTGTTGGCGATCGTCCAGATGTGCATAGCAGTCGAAATACTGAAGCGCGACGACCGGTAGCTCAGCCGCAGCCGGCTTCGCCTGCCCCTGCTCCAGCACCGTCGCCAGCTCCCGCTCCGCAGCAAGGCACGCACATTCCGTTCACCAATAAGCCGGTAACGCCTGGCGATCCAGAATCGTATGCCGGGACTGTCGGCCAGTGTCCGTTTTATGAGATGGCCGGCGAAAAAGGCTGCGTTCCGCCTGCTGGCTACACTTGCAATTCTGACTGGACTCATTGTACAATTGAAAAGTCAAATTAAACGGAGAACTGCCAATGCAAGACAAACCGAACCCAATGCAGCCACGTAACCGTGCCGAGCGTCGCCGGCTAGCGAAAGCCTACAAAGCTTTCAAGCCAAAATCTCGCATGGTTTGGCGCACTATGAATAAGCATATGAAAGAAGCACAGCTTCGCCGCGAGGCTGAAAAACAGGAGGTCAAAAATGGCGCTTGAAACTATCGACCAAGCGCTTGCCCGGCGAGAGCAGCCGAAGCAGGAGAATATCATTGAAATCCCGGCCGATGACGAGCCTGCGGAGGTCAACGTCCAGCCAAAATCTCGCGAGGAGTTTCTCAATGCTATTTATCTGGCTCATTCAAATATTTTGCGAGCTAAGCTCAAACTTCGCACCGCGAAGGAAAACCGCGAGGATCTGGTGGGTGATCTTGAAGAAAAACAAGACCTTGACGATTTGAAATCTCAGGTTCGCTCGGCTCGCGACAAGCTGGCTATCGCCATTTCGGAAAGCCCAGCCGTTCGCTCCGCCGATGAGGAGCTGGAGGCCGCAATCGCTGATCTCGGTTTAGCTCAAAAGATGATGTCTGATCTGCTGGTGGTTTATTCTGCCAAGTTTAACAGCCGCACCGTTGACGTTGACGAGCGTCGCCTCATCGTCTTGACCGCAAAGCTCGGTAAAGTAGAGGTTGAGCAATTGTCTCTATTTTGATATCATTGTTGTCGAGCGTCAAGTTCGCCCTAGGTGATGCCCACCCTTACCTAGAGCTAACCAGGCGCTTGACAGTTGCCTCGGGTAAAAGCTTTAGAATTGGTAGTTCGATCGTTTAGCCCGAAGCGTGGTCAGCGCCTGGCCTTAAATGACAGTATCCGGAAAGTCCCCGACTGCGAGCGGGGATTTTTCGTGGTAAAAAATATTAAAATATGGGGTTGACTTTTCGCCCGTGTTCGGCTACACTGAGAGTAGGTAAAATAAACGAAAGGACTACCAAGTATGACAACACCTGAAATATCAACCGCTAAGCCTGCCGTCGATCCAGAGAAAGATGCCAAGCGGGCCGTCGCGAAAAAGACGAAGACGCTCTATGCCGACATCGTGCCGCTAGCTGCTGGCCTTTTCGACAAAAATACGCGGATCTCAAAAGAGAAGATGCTCGCGACGCTTCATCGCTCTATTCTCGGCCTCACCAAAAACGGCCAGGCTCGGCCGCTCGAGGACTTGAAGCTGTTTCTGGCGGTGGCCAACCAATACGGCCTGAATCCATTCAAAAATGAAATCTACGCGGTCTATATGTGGGATTCGTCTCGCAGTCGTGATGAGCTAACGCCGATCGTTTCAATCCACGGCTTGCGCAAAATGGCGCGGGCTGGCGGCGTGTACACTCACACCGGTGCGGCCATCATCACGTATGATCAAGAGACGAAACTTCCAGAATCTGTCACCGTGCCTGTGTTCGGCCGCTTCCCTGGCGAGACTGCGCCTCACGAGATAACGCGATATCAGGCGTTCTATGAAGAGTTCGTCAAAACTAATAAGGAGGGCAAGCCGACTGGTAACTGGAAAACTATGCCGCGCGTCATGCTCACGAAGTGTGCCGAGGCGAACGCTCTTCGCGCCGGCTTCGACATCGCTGGCATTTATGTCGAGGAAGAGCTGACTTCAAATAACGTAATCGAGGGAGAAACAGTCGATGGCGAATAGAGTTGATCATCTTAGTTATTCTGCCATCATTTCGTTCTTGCGAAATCAGGTAGAGTTTCACAAGCGTTATGTCGCTGGGATTTGGGACAACGCTAAATCGCCGGCTGCGATTGTCGGCACGGCGTTTCACAAAGCACTCGAGGAATACTACAAGGGGGCTGATATTCAAGCGTCAGTTTCGGCTGGGCTTGAGGAGATAAACTTCACCAGCGACTACGAAATCGACTATGGCAAAACTGGCAGCCGCGAAAAAATGATCAAGGACTACACCACCTTGGTTAATAAATATTTTGAGGAAGCTCCGTCGTATCATAAAATCATCGATATCGAGGTCAAGCTTCGCGAGTCGGTCGCTGGCGTTCCAATGGTTGCCAAAATCGACATGGTTGATGAAGATGAAAACGGCAGCGCTTGGCTCGACGACCATAAAAGTGTCGGGGCTTACTCCCCGGACGACGAGGAAAATTACAAGTATCTCTTGCAGGGCTACATTTATCTGGTTGTGGCCGAGAAGCACTACGGCCGCGAGTTCGCTGGTGTCCGCTTCGGCGAAATCAAACGATCCATCAACCGCGACGGCTCGCCGCAGCGCCGCGAGGTCGTCTATGACCGTGAATCGCTTTTGGCGTTCGCTCCGGTCGCGCAGAAGATAATCACTAACGTGTTTGCTTATGTCAATGACGACCACTCGAAGTTCTTTCCCAACCCGAGCGATACGCTCAGCGGCGTGGAATCGATGGAGCTGGTTTCAAATATGGAGGTCGGCTTTGATGCTGCTCGCGTCAAGAAGCAGGTCAAGGTTGCCGACAAATTCGCGCCTCGCCATGTCACCGTCGATATCGACGGCTCGGACGGCACTCCCGAGGAGCTTATCCTGCGTAAGTTCACCGAGTTTGGTATCGGTGGTATCTCCGGTGATACTCACATCGGCGCTTCGGTGATCCAATACACTTTCAAACCTAACCGCGGTATCGCCATGAGCGCCATTGCCAAGCATGCCGATGATATCGCCATCGCGCTTCAATCGAAGTACGTTCGTATCGAAGCACCGATTCGCGGCACTGATCTGGTTGGCATTGAAGTGCCGAATGAAAACCGGCGCGTCGTTCCGTTTGAGGACGACAAGCACCTCAAGCCTGGCACGATGGAGATCCCGCTCGGCGAGGACGTGTTCGGCGAGATTCACTATGGCGATATCACCAAAATGCCGCACTTGCTTATCGCTGGTCAAACTGGTGCTGGTAAATCTGTCCTGCTCAACGTGATACTTCACGCTTTGACAAAACAGCTAACGCCTGACGAGCTTCAGTTGGTCTTAATCGATCCGAAGCAGGTGGAGCTGTCGCTGTACGATGGCGATCCTCACCTGTGGAATGATATCGTCACTACACCGACCGACGCTGCGGAGGTTCTCCACGGCTTGGCCGAGCAGATGGAGGATCGTTACGGCCGGCTTCGGCAGGCTGGCGTTCGCACGATAGATGATTATAAGGGCGGAAACATGCCGCGCATTCTGGTGGTCATTGACGAGTTTGCCGATCTTCTCATGACAGACACCGGCGCGGATATCAAAAATATTGATTATAAAGAGTTTGCGGCGTTTATGAACGAGGCTTTAGCTATGAGCCCAACTGGCCGCATCACTCAAAAAATGCTACAGGTGTCGCTCAAAGGCTCCATGAAGTCGTCTGCTCCGAGCTGCGAAACGTCGATTATTCGCCTTGCACAGAAAGCTCGCGCCGTCGGTATTCACCTGGTGCTGGCTACTCAGCGGCCGAGTGCCGATGTCGTCACCGGCCTCATCAAGGCAAATATTCCAACCAAGATAGCGTTTAGCGTCACCACTGGTATGAACTCGAAAATCATTCTTGATCAGACTGGGGCCGAATCGCTAACCGGCTATGGTGATATGTTGTATCAAGATCCGCGCTCGAAGAGCCTGCAACGGCTTCAGGGCTTGTATATTTAAGTATCGAGAAAAGGAGGGAAAATGGACATTCTCGAAATTATAAACTTTATAATCAAGATGATGCTGGTGGGCGGCGCTGTCATCATAGGTATATTCATCTTGGCTATCATCATCGGTTCGGTTCGCGAGCTGTTGAAAATATTTTTTGGCGAAGCCAATTCTCAAAAGAAAGGCAAAAAATAAAGGTGGTTTGTCATGGCAGAAAACAGGCGGCTGCGCTCCGGGCGGCCAAACTCAAAAAGCAAGACCCGGACTACTTTCGGAAGCTCGCTCAAAAAGTGCGCCGTCGGGGTCGCGATGCTGGCGGCCCGACCGGCTTTGCAACTAGCCGCGAGCTGGCAGTTGCGGCAGGCAAAAAAAGCGGCGAAACGCGCCGCCGACGAGCTGAAAGCCTCCGCGCTGGAGATGATATCGGTAGACTACATAATGCCGCCGGTCAATCCAATGGAGACGCTGTCTCGGCTGGGGCCGGAGCTGCTGGAGGCGAAGCTAAATGAGCATGCAGCGGCAATCAACCACATTATCGCCAATAGAGGCTGGGGCCACTATCCAGCCTCAAGATATAAAGCTCAATTACGTAATCGGCGATGATGGCAGACTGGCTTCGTTCGGCTTCACCGTCCTCGGGCAGCCTGCGGTCAAGAAAAATAACCAAAAGGTCACCTTTCGCGGCGGCCGATCGCGCAAATACAACACGGCCGCCTACAATCGATGGCTGAAACTGGCCAACGATCAGGTGGAGCTGGCTATCAGCGTGTTTCAAATCCTCGCCTGTCGGGAATGGAAGACGATTGATTTTCCGTTTAATCTTCGCGCTCGGTTTTTCGTCCGGACTTTTGGCACTGTCGATCTGTCCGCCCTTTACGAGGGCATTCAGGACGTGATGAAAGATAAGAAGATGATTCTCGACGACAACGCCTGGCTTCTCGTCTCGCACGATGGCTCTGGTGTCGCAAAAGATGCCTATAATCCGCGGATTGAGCTTCTGATCACTCCTGTCGAGCATGCGGAGTGGCGCGGCGAGCCAAATCCGCGTTATAATGGAGGTGCGGGTTAGGTAGCCCCCGCAAAACTCCTACGCAGCACACCGTTTCGGCGGTGTGCTTTTGGATTATCCGGAATTTCCGGATAATCTCGGAGTTTTCCACAGGTTTACCTCTAATATGGGGTAATTATCGAATAATCTCTCCAAAAACTCTTGACTTTATCGCTCGTGTTTGCTATACTGAAAGTACAATCAAGTTAACGAAAGGACTACCAACCATGAAAGACCAAAAATTCGTACCATTCACAATCAGCTTAGTTGAGGATATCGAGGCTGGCGTGATTGTCACTGGCGGCGGCGTTAATATCCGCGATAAGCGGACTGGTGAGCGCAGCTTCGTTCACGATGAGTATGTAACTAATCCTTACAATCTCAACCGTCTGCTAGCTTTTTACGAAGTGCTGGTCGATGACATTGAATATGTAAAATAAAACACCGATTGCCTCGCCGGCGGCATTGTGGCCGGCAAATTGTAAAAATAACATCAAAAAAGGAATAAAGAAATGAAAAACTTCACAAAACAACTTCAAAAAAACGACAAATTTATAGCAACGGCCCGCGGCGCTCGCACTATCTGGCGCGTCGGCACGATTGTCGTGCCTGCTGCTGCCTGCGGCTACCTGATGATTCGCTACAATGATATAATTGTTACTGCGCTAGCGGTTCTGCTTGGCCTTTACAGCGTCAGCCAGCTGATCAAGTCGGCTTGGCTTGCGGAGGGCGACGTCGCCAAAAAGTAACTAGCGTGTTTTATGAAAAAATTCGCATTATTGATTTTAGTCGCGGTGCTGTCGGTTACGATTCACTCTTTCCGACAGCCAACGCCGCCGGGAACTTCAGCCTCGGCTTCTCATTCCGCTTATAAAACGCTTGCGGACAAAAAGCCGAGCGTTGACCCGTCTGATAAAAAACCAGCCGCCAAAACCGAGCAGAAAAAGGCAGAGCCGGCCGCTCCCGCTCCTGCGCCTGCGCCCGTGCCAGAAACTTGCCGGTCGGCCATTGCCAAGGTCTGGCCGGCTCACCTGCAAGCCGGAGCTATCACTGTTATGACGCATGAAAATCGTACCGAACTTCCGGCGGCCATCGGCGCAGTCAACTTCGACGGCTCGCGTGACTTCGGTTGCTTCCAGATAAACGACAAGTGGCATCGCGGTTACTTCTCAGGCGGCGACTGGCGCGACCCTGTCTGGGCGGCCACCTACGCGCTGCAAATTTACCGCGAGCGCCAGGCTCGCAACGGTAACGGGTGGTCTGCCTGGTATGCCGTCCGCGGTGTTCTCTGGTAAATAAAACCGAGCCAGGATTATGTGCGAAACTGGCTCGGTCTAGTTAGGAGATAGATGTTTGTTTTATGGAGTCTTCGGCGAGGAGGCGTTTCGACTAGCGCCTCCTCTTTTTTAATTTTAGCACAAGAAAACCGCAGCGGAGGGCTGCGGGATTCTTGCTACCTACAGAAAGATTGGCTCGTCTGAGGATCAATACGATTCCAGTTCTATTTTACAGCATCGCCGAATTTTTGCAAGCCGGTTATCGCACCGCTGGCGCTTAAACCTGCGACTAGGCCATATGTCCAGTCGTGATTCGTTAGCAGCGAAAGCCCAACGCCAATTGCTGCCGATCCTGCGATGATAATCACCACTTCGAAGTCTTTCTTAAATAATCGACGCACCAATTCAGTAAATCCGATGACTGCTACTGGTATTAAAACTGTAATGATGAAGTTAGTTATCATGTCAAATTCTCCTTAAAGTTTACATTTACTTTACATGTTACTTATAGATGTCAAGTAAAACGCTTTTTAGTTTACATCTCTCTGATAAATGTCAAGCGAAATTGCTTCCGAGTAGGCATTTTTCAGTATTTTGGATTCTAGCCTCCACTGTTCGCTGGATCACAGCGCCTCGCGGATCTTTCAACGGCTCGCCCGTTTTTGGATCGTGCCACCTGCTCAAGCCTGGGACGCCGTGCGCGTCCACTAGGCATTGTAGGCAATCGTTGTATGTCGAGCCTGCTGGCATCTCTGGTGTGGCTTTGCCGATGTGCAGTGTCACGCAGCCGCAAGCTTTGCATTCGCGGAAGTACAGGCTCGACTTCGTGATCGTGATTTTCGACAGATCCGGTTCCATTACGGCAGCCTCAACACCTGCCCTGGAAATATCAGGTTTGGGTTAGGTATGCCGTTGATATTAGCCAGCGTCTGATAATCAGTACCATGCGCTGCTGCAATAGCGCTTAAAGTGTCGCCTCGGCGCACTGTGTACGATTTAGCTGCTGGCGCCGCGCCGGTGACTTTCAAAACTTGGCCTGGATAAATCAGGTTTGGATTTTGAATGCCGTTTATGGCAGCCAAGTTCTGATAGGTCGTGCCATATTTAGCAGCGATGCCGCTCAGCGTGTCACCCGATTGCACTGTATAAGTTTCGGCCGCTGGCTGCGGTGTCGGCTGCGCGTCGGCAATCTGCCCAGCATGTCCAGCTGGTGCTGGAGCACCACCGGCGTATTTATCCCATGCTTCAGCGTCGCCATAAAACTCGTTGCAGTCGAGGTTTCCGTCCCAGCCATCGAGCCGGCCGCTCGAAGTCCACTGCCACATCGCGTAGCCGCTCCAATATTTTACGCTTGGCAGCGTTCCGGCAAGTTCCATGTTGTAGTTGTAATCGGCCGCCATGTCGCGATACTTCGCCACCCAGAGGCCATAGTCAGCGCCAGCGACGCTGCTCCAATCGTGGCTGTTTACCACGCTCTCTGACATGTAGATGAGCGGCTTCACGCCAGTTCGCTCTTGCACTCGATCCAGCCAGCGGCGCGCCCACGCTACGTCGCCAACGTTGCCGCCGTCTTCCCAGTCAAGGACAAGCATGGCGTGCTTGATGTATCCTTGAATATTATCGACGAAAAAGTCAGCCTCAGCGATTGCATCGTTGCTGCCGTTTCTCGCAAAGTGATAAACGCCGAGCTTTTTGCCAGCCGCTGCTGCTTGCTGATAGTGCTGATCGCAGCTTGGGTTGACATAGTTCGTTCCCTCGGTCGCCTTTACGATGACGAAATCTGCCGGGATTTTACCAGCGTCTAAGCCAGCCTGCCAGCTTGATATGTCAATTCCTTTCATTGACTCCCCTTTCTTATTACTTCGCTACAATCGCCAAGCGATTGCGGATAATATTTGCACCAATTCATCAAGCGGTCAATCACCGGATACCACCGCCAAACGACGGCCGCTCCGGCTAAAATCATCACTATCAGAATTGTCAAAAGTATGCGGGCGATCCATCGCCCAACTGAACGTTTGGTAGCATTAACTCTCATACCTTTATGATAGCACGGGCGGGATTCTCACGCTACCGTCGATTAATTTCATCAAAATAAACAGCATTAAACCAATCACTAATATAACGATTGCGTTTGCCGCCCAATCCTTGAATTTTAGTCGCAGCGTCGCCATCATTGACTTGGCTTCAGTCTCAGCCTTGTCTTCGAGCGCCTCGAGCCGTTCATTTATCTTATCGTGATCGGCCGAGTGCTTGTCGATATAGTTTGTCAAAATCTCCGGCGTGACAAATTTCATACTAGCCAGTTGCTGTACTAGAGAATCGACTGATCCTTCAATTTTTGCCACGGATCTTTTCGTATAGTCCATGTCTGTCGAGAGAATAGCCACCTTTTTATCGATCTCATGCAGCAGCGCTTCACTATCTTTATTTTGCTCGTTCATCAAACTAATTTTAGCATTTTATACCGGCTTCCTGCAAAGCTTTAGCGGCCGTGTTGTAAATAAAGCTATAGCGTTACTGGGAATGGATCGTCAGTGATCCAGCTTGTCGTGCCGTACCATTCATTGTGGCCATTGTTTGCAACGTAAAATATGTAATCTTGATCGCCGCTAAAGAACCTAATTGATCCTACCGCATTTAATCGCCCAGAATTCCAGCCGGTCAGCGTCATTGTGGCTTCATCTTGAAGTGGCGAGACTTTAAATCCTTTAGGGACTTTGGAATCAACAATGCCTGTACCTGGATTGTGCTGAGCTTTCGACTGCCCCGTAGGCATAATAGCATTAGTTTTAACAATGGCGGTTACCATATTTCCTCGACGAATGTATTCACAAATTAATACTCCGATAGGCTCTCTCTTCATAATCGTCGGCTCTATATTAAAATTCACCGCCTCGTCAGTTCCTGGAGCGAAATCTGGCGAGGTAAAGATGTCGCGTATTTCTAGGTTCTCTAGCGTCGTTCCGTTTATCATGTAAAGATAGATCATGGTTGATGTAGACGCTACAACAATACCGAACCTGGTTGTTGGCGGCGTTCCCTGCTTAAACTGCACCCGCAGGCCGTTTGGATAGCGGCGGATATCGCCCTCCGGCACAGTGATTGCAGCTATTCCGTTGTCAAAATTGCTATAAGTCCAGTGTTCAGCTGGTGTCGTCCACCCGCTTGGCAAAACTCCGGTAAATTTGCCGATTGTGATCGATCGGTTCTGTCCATCGCGCACGATCGGTATGATGTCGTTCGCTCTGGTGCTTTCTACCGGCTGAAATTGACTTATTTTTCGCTGCCCTGGGTTCATTTTCTGATTCCTTTCATTTAGCTCTATTATATCACTCTGATTCGCGTTCGCGGTTGTCCATATTGCGCTTCAAGTCTTGAATTCGCTTTGATAATCTCGGCCGCAGTATGTTGAATTTCAGTTCTGCAGTCTCGAGCTTCTGCGTGATGGCGACAATCTGCATTTCCGGCGCGTCCATCGTCGCACTGAAGCCCTGGTATTGCGTCAGTTCGCCAAGATGGATATCCAACGCCTCATACTTTGGCGACGCGAACGTCGCTTCTCCCGAAAATACCGGCTTGCTGCCTCGCTGAATCTCGCCCTCGACCACCAACCTGGCGCTGGTCTCGTCTTTGTATCGGCTGTCGGACAGTTTCTTAAAGCCGCGGCGTATCTCGGCGATACTGCGGTCGTCTCGGCCGGCCACCACGAGAGTTTTGCCGTCTGCTTTTTCGCCGCCGATGAATATCACGTCGTTCACCAGTTCCTCGATGGTTTTTACGAGTTTCGGCGTACCGATGACGTTTTTGCCGCGCTGAAGTTTTCGCTTCACGAATGTCGGTCTCGGGTGGGCATGCACAATATTCTCGGCATAGTCGTAATAATAGTGCCAATCAGCCGGCATCGATTTAAATACAGCGGCGATGGCTTCACTGATTGTCGTCACGTCATTAAAGCGAATAGTTACCTTGGTATCTGTGTTCTCGATACTGGATTCGGTGTAGCGACAGCGTGCGCCTTGCTTTTGCGCGAAGTCTATCAGCTCGCGTAAGATGTCGCTTGGATCTTGCGAATAAAACGCTCGCTTGTAGTCGCCGGGGCTTTCGTAAAGCGAAAACGCCAAATCCCAGCCAAAATCTTGCCAGAACGGATTGTCGTGATAATTGTTGTGCTGTAATCCTTGGCCAGTGGTAAAGCGGCCGCGCCTGTCCACTAATAGCTCTACTGGATATGGGAAGATGTTTTCGTATCGAGATCCACCGCGCGCCGACAGCTTAATGATGAAGCGTTTGCCGCTGGTCATTCGCACACTCTTGTCGAATGGTATGAATAATTTTTCGTACGTGCCGCCGCCTACTGGCAGCACCGCGGCGCCGCTGGCTTCAATCGTTCCGTGATTTATGTCAGTCGAATATGACAGCAGTTCAGCATACAGCGTAGTCATTTCTCTGCCGATATAATCCTGCCTCAATCCAGGAGAGCATACCGAATAAAGCTCAATGCCGGCGACGGTCTTGCTGCCGGTAGTCACCTGTACAGTCTGAATTATTTCGTTGCAATATCCCCACCGGCCCGAGCCAAATCCAAGCGTTGCCAAGCCGTATGGCTTATGTTGATAAGCCACCTCCGCCTCGGTCTGCAGGTAGATGTTATTCAGCTCCTGCGAATGGCTGAGTACTGTCGCGGTCACCTGACTGTCGGTGTTGCCTGCCGATAACTCCCACTGGCTGATGTAGCCATTAAAGAGCGAGCGGCCCTCTGGGTGGCCATCAGCCACTACGATAATCCTTGCGTCCTCGGTGATGATAGTTTTGCCATCTTCGGTTAGCCACGGCAGATATTCGCCGTATCGCACGCTGGCGCTGATGTTGACGTTGGTATCAATGTTCGTGCCGCTTCCTAGGCCCACCGGCGTGGTCATGCTTCCTACGATTTTATAGCCGAGCTCCGTCAGCATGTTTTCGTTTATTTCGGTCATGATCTCAGTAACCACGCTGCGCGTCGTCGCGTCGTTTTGGGCTAGTTTCATTGTCATGTGCGAATGCAGCGAGTTGACTTCCGACTGAATGGCCGGTGTGCTGGTCACGGTATTTATTTGGCCGAGGTACGTTCCATCTTTGAGGTAGGCGCTGTATATGACTTCGGCCGCCTTGTTGGTTGGCTGCTTCTGGGAAAGCGTCGCCATCATCTTGATTTCGTTGGTGATATTAAATCGGTAGGTGACGTCGGCTTCAAGCAGGAGGTGGACGCTGGCGATTTGCATCAACTGGCTTCCGCCGCCGATCGGCCGCACATCTCCGTCAAATACGAATGATATCTTTTTCGGCACAACATCTCCATTAAGTGTTGACAGGTCGAATCCGTCAAGCGCTATACCGTCGGTCAGCCAAGTACTGCCAGAGAATCCATCGATTATCTTGAACTTAAAGAAGAAGCCGACGTTGCCGCTCTTCAACTGCTCGGCCGTCACGCCCCAGTCGGCCAGCGTGCCGGTCAACGTAAACTGCGGATTGTGAAAGTTGGCAATGCTGTCAACGTGGACGTTGCCGATCTCCTGGCCGTCAACTCGCAGCTTCGCCTGTCCGATATTTGCGGCGTTGCTGCCAGATAACACCAGCGATGAATGAAATTCGCCAGAATATGGCTCGATTTCGGCGTTCTGCCACGTATAAAAATAGTCGCCGCCTCCGGTAATAGAACACGACCGAGGCTTTTTCGTCTGGAGTTGTGCCATCGGCTAGGCCTCCACGATTGTTAGGTTGCCTGGTTGCACCTGCAGCGTTTCAGGAGCCATGACTTCGAGCGGCCATGGCAATGCATCAAAGGCGATCATCTCGCCGCCGGTCTCTGCCGTGAATAACGCCCAATACCTGAAAACGCCGCCCGGCACTTGAATTGCCACGACGCTGTCGTTGGTGGCCGTACCGTCCTTGTCGTCGATTTTCCAGGAGGACACCTTGCCTCTTTTATAGTTCTCTTTCGGCTCGCTTTTAGTATCGCCAGCGTAGCTCGGGTGTTTTTCAAGCAAGCCAGCGTAAACACCGCCGGTTCGCTTCTCGACTTCAATTCCGAGCAGGAACTTCACTGAGCGCTTCCGTTCGTTATAAGTTTTTGGCATTGCTTCCTCCTGTTTAGATGTATTTTGGATTATAAATGGCTCGCAGCTGGTGGTTTCGCGCGGCCAGGTTGTCCTGATATTCAAGCATTCCCGCTCCGTACTCCCAGCACGGAAATATGCCGCTAGCTCGCAGCTGCATGCTGTTGTGGATAATGGTCTTGGCTTCGCAGTCGACCGTTATCACATCGCCGGCTTTCAGGTTCGCGTTGAACGTTAGGTATTCGCTGCTATCTGGATTCCCGAGAGTAATCTCGGTGCTGCTGCTGCTGCTGCTGCTAATGATTATAGTAGGTTTTGCTCGATATGTCCCGATATTCTCGACGGAGATGGCGCTTGCGGCCGTGCTTATATTCGTAGTGGCGCTGAAATCAATCAAGCCAACCGACGACCTTGCCGCCGGCGATTCGCACTCCATCTCAAAGCTGAAGCCGGCGCGGCTGACGTCGAATGATCCGCGGCTAATATTTAGGTTCGTGGCCACGCCGCTCCAAATTCGATAGCCCTCTGGGAAGTTTGTTGCCAGCTCTATTTTCTGGCCGAATGTCAGCGTTCGCTTCAGCCAGTCGATTAGCCAGTCGCATTCACGCTGGCTCGACGCTGAAACTTGCCCGGCGACAGAGATGGTTCGCCCTGCAAAGTGGCCGCTGTTCAGCAAGATTCGGCCGTCGTCTCGCGCCAGTTCGCCGCTATCGACGGTTCGCTTGGCTATACCGAATAGGTTTGTGGATTGCACTCGGACGTTGCCGCCATTGTTGAGGTCAAATCCGTTTAATAAAAATCTGCGTCTGTCGCCGTTCATTACGTCGGTACTCCCATCGATGCCAAGTCACCGTCGCGGTCAAGTCTCTTGAAGAACGCGTCGGCTGCCTCTGGCGTGTTTATTACAATTTGCCCATTGAACTGGTTTGTCGTGTTTCGGTTGCCGCCGGAGTTGCTGACGTTGGTGACACCACCGCTGCCAGCGAGCGTCGCTCCTGACCCATTGATACCGCTTCCTGCGAACGATAAGCCGCCGAGCGACATGTCACCGCTCAAACCGTCGTAAACGTCGCTGGCGATGTCTGTGGCGGTTTTAACGACAGCGTCTCGCATGCTCTCCAAGCCGCCACTCCAGCCTTGCATCATAAATTTACCCATCTGCGCCATCACGCGGCTCGGCGACTTAATGCCGAAGAAGTTCTTCACGGCATCGAGCGCACCACTACAGATCTCTTTAATCTTGTTGACCACCGCGTCTTTCGCGCCCATCACGCCCTTGACCAGGCCGTCGATAAGATTCTTGCCGGCGCTGGTAAAGTTGCCGATGAAACCGGCCACTGCGTTGTAGGCGTTTTGAACTGCATTCTTGATCGAGGTGGCAATCTGGCCGACTGTGCCGACCACGTAGCTGACTGCGGTGGCCACTGGATTAATAATGTAGGTCTTGATGGCGTTCATCAGGCTGTTTACCACGGCTGCAATGCCGCCGAATACTGTGCTGATGACGGCGCTCATCACGTTGAGTATCGGCTGAATAAATGGCAATATGGCGTTCCAAACCGCCGTGATCACTCCCCAGATAGCACTCATCACGCTGCTTATTACGCCGACAATAGCGTTGAATACTGTCGATATCACCGTCCAGATGACCTGCAATATCGGCGTTACCACAGCAACGATGGCGTTCCAAACCGTCGATACTATGGTGATAACGAATGTCATCACGGCGCTGATGACTTCACCCATATGAGTAAAGATGTAGCCGACTGCCTCGCCAAATGGCACAAGCACATTATTCCAGATAGCCATAATTGTGCCGTAAAGCACCACGCCAATAATCTGTACAATGGTGCTTATTATCGTCCAGACGACTTCGGCGATTCCGCTGAAAATAGTCCAGACTATCTGGCCGAATCCGACGATGGCGGTTATTATCAAGTCGACAATCTGAAATACAGGGGTCAAAATGGTTAATATCGTGCTGATGACGTTGCTTATCACGCCGACGATAGTGCTTATCACGCCGACAACAATGCTGATCCCTTTCGCCACCACACCAACAATCACACCAATCACCGAGCCGATAGTCCTTGCGGCCGTCCCAATCGCTCCTGCAATCGTGCCGACGATATTCACCACCACGCCGATCACCGAGCCTATCACGCTTGCTACGTTTCCAATGACAGAGCCAATCACTGCTCCTATCTGCCCTAGCACCGCTCCTATCTGGCCGACCACGCCATTGACAAAGTTTCGGAATCCCTCGTTCGTGGCGTAGAGCCAAGCGACAAAGCCAACCACTGCGGTGATAACGATAGCTATCCACCCGATGATCGGTATCGAGCTGATGGCCGCTCCAAGTCCGGCCGCTCCGCTGCTCAGGCCTGAAAATACCACCTTGCCGACCGTTCCCATCACGCCAAGCGCGCTGGTTATTCCCCTGACAGCAGTCTTTGCAGCTGCGCCGACAAACGTCCATGCCGTCGCTCCCTCTTTCGTGACTTTCGTCACGTCTTTCCAGCCCTTGCTGATATCGCTGACGGCCACCGCGGTCTTAAAGCCGAGAGCGGCCGCTTTGGCAGCAACGTACATGCCGATTAAGACTTTGAGTGCTGGGACTGCGTTTTGCAAGACAAACGTCACCACCTTGACGATCTCCTCGCGATGCTCTTTGATGAGCTTCGTGGTCTCGGTGACGCGGTTGCTCATCTGGTCAAACAAGCCGCCGGCTTCAATCACCATGCCTTTTATCGGGTCAATCTTGATTCCCAGGATTTCCAAACCGACGCTTCGGATCGTACCGCTCAGGCTTATCATGCGGTTTTGGAATGTGTCGGTCATCTGGCCGATGTCAAGGCTGGCTGCGTAGTTCTCCATCGCCTTAACGAACTCTTCAGCCTTAACTTTTCCGCCGTTGATCTTCTCGCTGGCCTCCTGCATCGATATGCCGAAGTGCCGAGCGAGGATTGTCGTCAATGGGATATTGTTGTTGATCAGCTGGAGCGCGTCTTGGCCGAACAGCGCGCCGCGGCTGGTCACCTGGCCAAATACTAACGCTAGGGCTTGCAGGTCTGCGCCGTTGACGATAGACATGCGAGATAACGTGTCCATGTCCTTGACAACGGTTTGCGTGGTTCGGCCGTATCCTAGCAGCGTTTTTGCTGCCTTGGAAGCGTCCGGGAATGCGATCGGCTTGCCGAGCGTATAATTGTACAGCTGGCCGAATACTTTGTTCGCTTCGCCAACGCTACCGGTCAAAACGCCAATCTGGCGCTGGGTCATCTGCAGGCTGCTGGCAAGGTCGATGAAATATTTGCCACCAAAAGCACCGCCGGCTGTGAATGCGGCGGCGGTTTTGATGAGCTTCATAATCCCTGAGGCCATGCCGTCCAGGGCGCTTGCCGCCTTGGAGGCAAATGATGAGGTCGAGCCGGCAGCGGACGACATGCTCGACTTCATCGAGCTGCTCAACTTCTCGACATCGCGCTGAATCTGGCTGAGCGTCTTACTCGCACGGTTCTGCGCTTCAATCACAAGTCTGAGCTGGCTGTCGTCCATTGCTACCCCTTAATATTTAGATTTTCGTCTCATCTCTGCCTCTTGGCGTTCGGCTTCGTAGCCCTCCTCGTTTAGTTTTATCTCGATGGCTTGAATTAACCAGTGAGGTTGGCTTACGTAGTCTTGGAATGTCCAGCCCATGGTCTGGCATATGGTAGCTATTTGGATCTCCTGCGGTATTTTCGCGTGCTTGACGCCGGCTATTGCTTTGGCGTAGGCTGCGCTGATTTTGGCTCGCCTTTTGGGTTCATAACTTCCCCTGTGATCTCCTCGATCTTTTCCTGGATAAAGTCAAAGTCTTCACTTGGCAGTTTCAGCAACGACTTGAGCTTAGCCTCATCATCACCGGCGAAGTCGTCGCCGTCAACGGTGACCACCAAAAACTTTATAGCGTTGTTTTTGATCTCGCTGATGGCGGTTGCTGGCAGTTTATCGAATCGCATGGTTTCTTTGATGTCATCTTCGCTCATTGATTCGCCCTGAACAGCTCCGTTGAGGTCAAAGTTTGCATAAGCCAAGAACACCGCCTCGTTCATCTGAGACAACTCTGCTGTGGCGTATGGCAGCAGCTCGACATCGCAGCCAAGCACTGGCGTTGTAATTTTGATATTCTCTTTGCTAATTCGCGGCATCTCCTACTCCTTTGCTCGAATTAATATTTAGTAACCATGTTTATCAGCGTTGCGGTGATAGCTGCAGCGTCCTCGAGGCTGTAGTTTGCCTGGAACTTCGCGCTTCGCGTCTCGACTGCATTATTATCACGGCTTCGGCTGTCTTCGGTAATTGCTACGGTTGGGAAGTCAAACTGCAGCGTTGGGTGCTGGCCAGTGCCGATGTTCACCGCTTTGTTCTCGGCGATAAACTGAATGGCTTGCGGCTTGCCGCTCAGGCATACCTGCCGCACGTCCTCTTGTGCTGGGTAATAATCGAATGACCCGGTGACGTTCAGCTGCTGGTTCTGAATGTCGTCTGGCGTGTCAGTGCCGAACACGTACTGCACGTCCAGGTTCTTTGAAATCTCAAGAGAGAATGACTTGATTTTTCGCGCTGGCGAAGCAGCAAGCCCTGCCGCGTTGTCGGCCATCTTAACTGCCAGGTTGCGCGCCAAGAACTCATTGCCGCGGGTGTATGCTGGCGGTGTCGCAGGTGTCCAAGCCTTTGAGCGGCGCGACTTGAAGTCGATGCTTCTCATCAGGTAGTCGTCGATTGCTGCGGTAATCGTGAATGATTCAACCATACCCAGCTCGTACGAATACTTCTGCTCGATCTCTTTGATGAAAATCGAGAGTGAGTCGTGGCTGTTATTATTTGCCATTTTGAATACGTGCTGCTTCGCGCCGGTCTTGTCGGTCGTGGTTGGAGCTTGGCCGAACACGGCTCGCAGCTCCGCGCCGATGATGTGGTCGAATACTTTGCCGTCGTAGCCGCCCTCAGCGGTCACGTTGATGACGTCGCTGGCGTTGTGTTCTGAAATATTGCCGTAGGCGCTATCGTTGTGAACGTACGTCGGCTTGTCGTCAATACTCAGCGTTTTGGTTGGCACTGCGAACGTCGGCGTGCCGAGCGTACCTCTGGTAGTTTCGTTGCCGATAAATATGGTGGTCAGTCGACCGATAACTTTAGCCATTGTTTACCTCCTTGGCGATTTTTTCTTTTGCCAATTTTACAGCCTCCTCTTGTGAGGTGGCTTGAACTGATATTTCGTGACCCTCAAAATCAGGGAAGTAGTACGTTTCCTTGACACCAGAATCCGCCGGCTCAGGTGCAACTTCCGGCGCTGGTTTGGTTGGTTTGTTATTTAGTTCTGCCATCGAGTTCTCCTCTGCTTTTAATTGTAGCACGGCAGAAGCTTTTTGACAGCTAGTACTTCTCCTCGATTTTCGGAGCGTAAATGTAGGCGGTTGTGTGGATTGCCGCTTCAACGCTGAAAATGCCAGGCCCGCGCCGCTCCACACCAATACCGAAGTCGACGCTCAGTGGCTGATCTTCAATGCCGAGCATGACGCTCACCGATTCGCCGTCTGGCGTGGTTGCGTATGCCAGCTGAACCCTCTCGCGGAGCAGCCGAATAATGCTGTCGTCTGTGTAAATAAAATCATCATCTTTGCCAGAAACAATCTCGTAAAGCTCCGTTGTGCCGGCCTCAACGTCAAAGTCGCGGCCTTGGTTAGCATTGATGTCTGTGATGACGCTGATGGTGATTGCCATTTTGGTCACGTCGTCGCCGGTCGAATCAGTTTCGAGTGTCATGCCATCGATGGCCACGCTCACTGCCGGCAGCATGCTCTTGCTGATCAGTAGCGTGTCGCCATAATACCACGTGCGGATATCTGGGTGTGCTTTCGGCTTTAAATAGTTAATGATGGCCGCGATCACTGGGTCACGGTACTGCGCTCGGTTTAATGGCATTAGCCCCTCCTCGATTCTCGCACTTCGTCAACCAGCCACTCGTGAAAGAACTTCATGATTCGCCGTTTGTCCTGTGCGATTATTTTTAACATAACACGTCGCGGCAGCTTCCTGCGCGGTCGGTTGCTTTGATGGTATTTAAAGTACGGCGTCGGATTCCAAATCTCCATGCGGCTCACTTTGACGCTAGAGCGGAAGTCTCCGCGCATTCTCCCGGTTCGCTGCAAAAGCGGCCAGGAATATATCTGCGTCCTCGGCTGCCAGCCACCCATCAACGCGCCGGCCACGCCGAAGTTCGCGTCGGTGGTCTTTAACAGCTGCTTGCGGGATTTATCGAGCGGCTTGTGAAAGTTCTGGAGGTTGGTTTCCAGTCCCATAAACTGACGGGATATCTGTACATCTCCCTCGACATGTCCAGAGATATAAATCGCCATGACTACCGCCTCTTATTGAAGAACTCAGCTTCAGGGCCAAGCGGCGCTCGGTTTCCCTTGATTCGGCCGACCAGGTCACCGTCGCTGGCAAACGCCCCCGAGGTGGCCGCCGCAATGTTTGGGTCGGTTGGATCTAGGTTAGCCGCGTCCTCGACCCATTCGTCGAGCATTTGCTTGGCGGTTTTCAGCTTCATGTAGCCGTCTTTACTCGAACCGTCAACGTCGACGTTCGTTCCCCAGTCGCTGATTTGCAGCAGAGCGGCCGCATAAAGCCGGACTGCGTCCTCCCACACATCTGGAAAGTTTGCCATGTCCAGCGCCGCCCAGTTATAAACCCGAGAGACTTTCCGCTTCAGCCAATCCTCGGCCGACTGCCTCCGCCGCTCGATTTCTGCCTGCTCGATGGCCGAGAACTCGTAGGCCAGTATCACTCTGGCGTTTGGCTTCGGTGCTTTAACCAGGACGACAGCACCGGTGGCGGCGTCCACCGATTCAACCGCTACCGCGTCGTCGTCAACGTAGGCAGTGACATCTGCCTTGGTGACCTCATCATCGCCGTCGCGGTCAACGATCGGTGCTTGCGATGCATAAAACACTCGGTTCGCGCCATCAACTTCACCGATGACGTGCTTGTCGGTGGTCTGCCGCAACAGTCCAGCTTCTCGCCGGATATCGTGCAGGGAGGTGAAGTTCTTGGCGCTCATGAAAGTTCTACGCCTCCGGTGCTGCTTCGGCAGCTTCCTTTTGCGCCTTTAAAGCTGCAACGATAGCGTCAGCCATCACTTGCTTGGTGACAGCGGTTTCGTTTTCGTAGTCCAGCTCGATTCCAAGCTCTTTGGCTTGTGCCACAACAGCCTCGCGTGGTTGCTTTTTAATGCTTGATGGAGTTGGTATCTCAGCATCAGCAGTCTCAGTCTCTTCGACTTCTGCGTCGCCCTCGTCTGAAGCGGTTTCAACCTCGCCCTCGACAACTTCTGGCTCAGTAGTCGTCTCGGTAGCTTCCGTCGCTTCTGAAGCGGTTTCGTCAAGGACAGTGACCTCGATGAATGCGTCGTCGAGCAAAGCTTCCAGTTGCTCGTCGTCAACGTCAAACTCTTGTGGTTTGCCTGGCTGGATAACCAAGCCGGCGCGCCGCCGAGACAAGCCGTTGGTGATTATCTCGTTGGATAGCCGTAGTGATACTTTTGGCATTTCGATCCCTTTCTTATGAAGTTAGTTCATACTTAAATTGTAACACAAAAAATCGCCCCCAGCGGAGGCGATTTCTCTGCGTGTTGGCGGTTAGCCTTTACACTTGATAGCGCGGTGCCACAAGCCGTAGCCGAATGCGCCTCGCCAGTAAGTACCGAAGTAGTACTTCTTATTCCACCAGCCCTTTTCGCTGTTCTCGCCAAGGAAGCTCAATGGCTCGTATTCGCGTTCCTGGATAACGAATGGCTTGATTTCGCCGGCGACGTTGATCAAGTACCAGTCTTTTTCAGCTGTCAATTCGCTGGAGACTTTGACCTTGGCCGCGTTGTAGTTCGGGTTCTTCACCGGAACGCCACCAACGACAATGTTCTCTGGCTCAACGATCGCCTTTGCAGCAGCTTCTAGCTGTACAGGAACGACCAAGCGCAGGTCGAGCTTCTTATTGACGGCCTTGCCTTTGTCACCCTTGAAGCTCAACATTGCCAAGCGAACCTTAGCAAAGTTCTCGGCTGTCAGCGGCGTGCTGGTAAAGTAGTTTGACTGAACAGCAGAGGTCTCTTCGTTGATCGGGTGGTCGGTATCGAAGAAGTTTTGGCCGTCGTAGCATGGCGCGTTTTCGCCGTTTGGCATCAGCTCGCCATAGATTTGCTCGTCCGGGAACTCTTTGACTAACTGGCCAATTGAGCGCGCAGTCGTCAAGTATTTGCCGGTCTTGTCGTCCTTAATATCTGAGTGCTTGACTTCGACTGAATCTTCGAACTCGCGGTTCGGCAGCGCGTATTTGTAGGCCTTGAGTTTCTGCGGCACGCGCTCGCCTAACATTTCGCGCAGACCGTGCATCTGACCAAGCCAGCCGTAGTCTTCAGAAGCGCCCTTTGAAGTAACTTTCATGGCGAGCTCTTCAGAGGTCGATTCGGTCGCTTCGTAAGCCTCGAAGAAGTTGGTCAGGATTGATTGTTCTAATACTGGTTCCATGTCTTTTTCAATCCTTTATTAAACCGTTTTTAGAGCGATGCGGATTTTGCTTGAGCTCAACACCTCGACGATGCGGCCGCACTCTTTGCCGGCATCGGCCGGCAAAGTCACCTTATCCACGGTTTGGTTATCTTTAACTTTTACATAAGCAGCGATGTCGCTCTGCTTTGCAGAGAAAGCTGCGTTCACGGTGATCACACCGTATGTCCAGAACTGGACGTGGTCGGCAGTTTTGCCAAGCCCCGCGCCTGCTGGACTTGCAGCAACGCCGACAACTTTATCAGCTGTAGATTCAGCTGCGTTGGTTGCCAAGCCCTGCGCGTTCACACCGACTAGCGCGCCCTCTGGAATGCTCACGCCCGGCGCAAGCTTCAGATGGCCGATGTTATTCTCTTGACGAGCAACATCTTTAAATGAAGTGATTGCAGTCATTTCAAATCCTTTTATTCGTTACTTTTTACTCGAGCCATCGCCTCGGCATATGCTGGCGACTTCGCTGCCAATTCATCGATCTGCTTTGTGGTGATGCCGTTGGCTTTTAATCCTTCGACTTCCTCTTGTGACAGATTCTTGCTTATCGCTGCGTCGTCTTTGTCAGCGGCTTCGCCGTTCGTCGAGCCCGTCTGATTAAATTGTACACGTTTACCACCAGCTTTTACAAGCTCCTCTAACAATTCTGTTGTAGATAATTCAACTTTTTTGCCGTCGCGGCTAAACTCGACACGGCCACCGGCTTTGCTCAGATTCTGGTGCAGCTGCATAAACGCGTCTTTTTGAGCTGGGACAATCATGCCAGCGGACAGCATTGTCTGATAAGCAGTCTCGGCTTTGGCCTGGTTTCGCTCAGCGCGTAGCCGTGATAGCTCCTCGCGCTCGCTCCGGCTCAGGTTCTCTTTGTCGTCGCCCTCGCCTTTCTTGTCGGTCTCGTCAGCGTCAGCTTCACCATCGCCCTCGTCAGCTTTGTCTTCGCCGTCTTTGTCTTCGTCGGCTTCGCCCTCACGAGACATGTTCTCTTTGTCGTCGCCCTCGCCCTCTTTTTCGTTCGGGTCTTTTGCGTCGGCAATCTGCTTTTTCACAGCCTCTTCCTGGTCGGCTGGGACTTCTACGGTTTCGCCAGCTTTAACGGTTTTGCTGACATCTTCGCCGTCGTCATTTTTGACGGTTATGACCACATCAAAGTCGCGGTCATTGGTTACTTCGACAACCTCTGGCTGTTCGCCCTCGGTGTCTTTGCTGAAATGTTTGCGCATTTTTGCAAGCTCCTCTACTTTATTTTTACTAAACATCACGACCGCATTTGTCCGGCGATTGAAGTTATCGAGGTAGGCTTCGGCTTTTTCTACCTCGTCTCGCTTCAACTGCTCAGGTGCTTCTTCAAATGCGTTCATGCCAGTGATAAATGGGTCATTGACCAGAGCGACATGCTCCAGCACGATTCCGCGGTCGTCGCCGGTTCGGGTGTCGATGTAGTGCCAATTGAAACACATCGATACATCGAACACCAAGTCCTGCTCCAGCCGGTACAAAGCCTCGTAGTCGCGGATTTCCAGCGTGGCGTACACGCCGTCGCCCGGCACAATTTCCAGAGCCACCACCTCGCCGGCGTTATCTTTCGTGCCACTCCAATGATCAAACGGGATACTCACTCGTGGCAGTGTCGGGATCTTGCCGCTCTGCTTGGCCTCAAAGTTAGCCAACATTTCTTCGGCCCATGCTTCGTCCAGTAGTTCGCACTCCTCGCCGTCAAGCGGAGAATACAGCTGGCCAAACGCCGCTATTTGTTTGCGGAAGCGGCGGCCTTTCCAGTCGCCCTCTTCACCCTTGTCCTTGGCGGATAGCGTGCTACTGGAGAGCATCACTACCGTTCGCGTGTTGTTGTGTTGATTAATCTTTGTCATGACATTTTTTCCTCTGTTTTAACAATAGCATATTTTAATCACTTTTAGGTAGATGGCTGCAGCAGTTGGCTTCCTGCTAATCCGCCGGCGATGGTCGGCATTCCGGTTATCTCTGGCTTCTCTTCTTCCTCAGCAAGTACCGCAATCCAGATACAGCGGCATCTGAAGTGTATCGGCGTTTGCCATGGCGTGGTGGCGTATTCCTCTGGCGTTGCTACTTTTTCGTCGAGCTCGCGGCAGGTCTGGCAGGTTTTCTTGTCGAGGATCGCCGAGTAGACGTATCGGTCGATGTCCTCGTCGTATTTCTTGAACGTCTTGGTTCGGCCGGTGTTGATTGATTCGGCCACCGCCACGGTATTGCCTGGCTTGGTGTGGGCGGCTAGGTAGGCCAGTAGTGCTATCGCCAGGTCGTCCAGCACGTCGTCAATAGCTCCCTCGCTGAAATGCCGGCGCGCCATCTCGCTCGAATCCTGGCCGCCGACCAGTGCGGCTATCTCAGCCTCGACATCGCCGAACTGCAGGTCGACAAATTCTTGCGCTCGGTCGGCTATTCGTTGCTTGTCGGCCTTGTCCGTCGCCGGCGCTAATTTGCCGAGTTCATTCGCTGCTGCGGTTTTGCCATAATTGAAGCCGTCTGTCATTGCTGCTTGAAGCGTTTTGAAGTAGCGTTGTCGCAATTCTTGGCTAACTTTGTAGCTTAGCTCCTTGCCCTGCTTTTCAAGCGTTTTGAGCGCTTTCGTGGCCTCGTCTTTCACCGCCTCGAATATCGATTCAGTCTCTCTATCGAGCGTGTCCTCGAGCGTATCCATTTTCTTGTCGAGAGCGGACAAGTTTACGTTCTTCTCAGCGTCGTTCAGTTCGCGCCGCCATGTCGGTTCGGCGCTGCTCGATAAAAAACGGGAGGATTCCTCTGATCGCGATTTCTGGTCGAGCTTGGCTTCCGCTTGCGCCTTTTCAATCTCGCCTAGGTCAATGCCCATCTGAAGAGCCATGCGCTCCACAATCGACTGCACCAACTCGTCGGACAGGGCTTCTGGCCGCTGCGAGAGGATTTGGGTGAATGCGTCGGATAGCATACCGACCGTGCTGTCGGTTAGCTTGGCAAACTTAAACCGTGGATAGCTTGGCTTGGCAAAGTTCAGTTCTGTCAGGTCTGGTATCAGGTAGGCATTGATGTGGTACTCGACGTTCTTCATAATCCCCTCAAGCACTAGGTTGAGCAGGTCGGTCTGGTCTTTGCTTAATGCCCAGCTCCCGCCCGAGTTGTCGCCGAGCATGATTGCCTGGGCTAGCACGCTCCTGGTCATCTCTCGGTTGTGGTGGTCGATGAGCGGCATGATGTCCACCCGCTGATTTGTCTTTGCGTCGACCATCTGATAGCCAAACGGCATAACCACGGCGCTGTTCATCTCGACCGTGTCCGACAGACTCTCGGCGACATCGCTCATCTGCTCAGAGGTTGCTCGCTCGGCGGCGACTGCAACGCGTGGCGGTATCGATCCGGATTGTGCCTGGAGACGGCCGAAGTAGTACAGCTTGTGCTTCTCCTCGCAATGGTAGGCGGCTGCAGTGAATAAGCTCTCGCCTTTGAGCCAGTTGCGTTCCTTGCTGTTCGTAAACAGGAATGATTTCTCGACTGGTATGTGGACTGGCTCTTCGCCTGGATTCACCCGCTGGTCAGCTCCGTCGAAGCCACCCTTGTCGTCGGTTCTGATGGTGATCGTGTTCGCGTCGTATCCGGCAATCTTGCGGTAGACGATTTTGCCGCCAGCGTTTAACGTGTAGACCTTTTCAAAGTAGCGATAGCCCTCGCTCAAGGCTCGCAACATCTCAGCCAGCACCAAGTGGAATGGCGTTGACATGCCGCCGCGTTCTGGTGGCAACTCGAAAGAATTTCTTACTAGTTCAGCCTGCTCGCCTGTCGGATCGAATTCTTCGTCGGTCTCAATCGCCCACTCGCTCGCCAAAATCGGCAGCGTCAGCAGGTTGTTGATGGCCAGGAATGTGCCGTCAATGCTGCGCAGCTTCTCAAAGTCGGCCGCCTTGAGCTTGCGATTGTCCACCGCATACTTCTCGTACAGCTTCTGCATCTTGGTCACCGCCGAGCCGGTTTGCTGGTCGAGCTTCGGCGGTGTCCGCTTGTCTTTTTTGTCTTTGGCAAATGTTAGGCTGATATTCATTGAGCGCGCTTCCTACTTTGTTATAGCTTTATAAAATCATTGTACACCATAGCCGTTATTTTTGTCGCCTCCTCGCCACGGCGATTCGCTGGACTTCGGCTTGTCGCACAAAGTTGGCAAATGCGTACATCAAGCTGTCGGCTCGGTCTGGTGAGCGGTGCAGTCGTTTCTTCAGTTGCTCTTTGGTTTCCACGGCGATTCCTTGCCGCGTAATGTCGTAGCGGATCGCTGAAAGCTCGGCGGCCAGTTCGGTAAATTCTGGAGGTATGTAAATTTTGCCGCTCTTGAAGCGTTCGGCCAAGTTCCACCACAGCTGCGAGCGTAGGTTGACAAACGCCAGCCCGGTATCGTCTTTGCGCGCCGACGAGTTGTTGAGTATGCCGACCACGCCGTCGATCTTGTCGTGGGTCAGTTTGTCGACCACGCCACCACCGAGGCCGTCCTCGTCAATGCCGATAAACTCTGGCGCTGGATAAATCATCTTGACGCGGCCTGCCGTCTGCTCGGTGTCCTCTTTGGAGTAGGCATGCTGGTTGGTGACGATGCTGCCCTTGCGTCTGGTGATGACAGTTTTGTCGTCGCCGAAGCGAGCCACGTCCACGCCAACGCTCAGCGGCTCGTCTTTGCTCTGCGCGGCCTGTAGCTCGGCCAGGCGCTCCGGTGTCATTGCCGACTCGATAAATTCAAGCGGTATGAGTGTGTTGACTTCGGCCGTTGGGAATTGCCCAAGCACGCGGCTCTGAAACATCGGCGTGTCCACTCCCCAGCGCACTATCTTGTCGGCGGCCCACTGCGGCGTAATCAGATACGGTGCGACAATCTCCAGCGCCTCCTCGTCGAGGTTTTTCAAGTCCTCGATGGTCTCGATTCCGTTGTTGGTGAAGTTTGGTGTATCGAAGCAGCTGATTCGTATCTTGCAGCTCTTCGGATCGATGTGATGACTGTTGTAAAAGGTGCCGCTCAGCTTGGTGGGGTTTCCGATGAACAAAGCATGTGCGCCGAGTGATGTCATGATGGCTTCTACGGCGACGAACGTCTCCTCGGACACACCGGCCGCCTCGTCAACGATCACCAAGATGTTACCGCTGGCCGGGTGAAATCCCTGGATCTTGTCGGTGTCGTCGGAGCTAACGCCGATAGCGAACCATTCGTCTGAATATTCCAGCATGGTTTTCAGCAGGCGGCCGCTCCTCGCCATTGCCGATTTCTTGTGGACGGCGCGGATCTGTCGCCAGAGCAACTCCTCGACCTGACGGAACGTCGGCGCGGTGGTCACCACGTAGCTGTTCTTGTAGGTATTCAGAAACTGGTGAGCGGCTCGGGCGGCGAGGTGCGTCTTGCCGATACCGTGGCAGCTGGCGACGGTTACGATACGGTTTTTGGCAATCGCTCGCAGCACCTCCTGCTGTTTATCCCACAGGCTGTCGCCGATGACGTTCTCTACGTAAAAGTTCGGGTCTCGTCGGCTGGCTTCCATGACGGCGGCGATGGCACGCGCTTCATCAAGATTCGCCGGCCTTTTCATCTGCTTCCTTGAGCAACTGCTCAGCTCGCTCGGCGGCTTCTACTAGGTTTAAGGTGTCGCGTTCCTGATCGTCAGTCGGCTCGCTGGTCTTGTTGATCACTGTCGGTAGGCCTAGAGTTTTTCGTTCGCCGTCAATGGCGGCCTGCAGGGCGTAAATCGATTTAGTCACGTCGCCGGTCTTTTTTTGACTGTCGGCTCGCTTCAGAGAGTTCATGGCTGCTATTTGAGCGTTCCGCCACATACCCAGGTGTGCGGTGTTTCGCTCCGATATCATTTTGGCGTGTTCATCCATGGTCTTCTCGAGCGCTCTGTCCATACAGACCTTGCGCTTCTCCGTCCATTCATGTTTCGCCGCGTAAATTGAAACTGTCCTGTTACTTATCCCATATTTTTTGGCTATGCCAAGTATGGTCATCTTTGAGTTGGTCACGTATTCATGCTCGGCTTGAACCACGTCCCACTTATACGTAGGCACTGCTGTCTTTTTGCGTTTTGTTTTCGTCGTATTGCTTGTCTTAGTCATTGATAGTTCCTCCTAGCCTTTTCTGTCTTAATAATACCAAATTTGTTTAATCAATACTCTACTACCTCTTACGTGTGGCTACGTGGCTTCTGGTGCGATTGTTTGCTTTTACTACTTGTGAGTTTTCCACAGGCTACTCGTACTTTATGCGTATTTTATCCGTTTTTATTTGGAATAATGGTTGACTTTATCGCTCGTGTTTGCTATACTGAAAGTACAATAAAGTTAACGAAAGGACTACCAAAATGACCTACGAAGAATTCAAAAATCAGATGACCGGCAAAAGTGAAGCAGAAATCCTCGACTTCGTTAATGTCAACTCTGACAAGTTTGAACTCAAGCAGGTTTACTACGGTACTTACGAGCAGCGCACTACTGACGGCGTTGCGGTTGTCAAAGTCGGTAGCGCCAACAATCATCAAGCACCAGCTCGCTTGGTCGGCGGAGCTAGCTTCCTTACAAAAGAAAGCATCGAAGCTCGCGAGGCTAACAAGAAAGCTGTCGCAAACATCAAAGCTGAGGATTTTGTCGGTAAGAAAATCTGGGGTAACGAAATCGTTGCATCTGAATTAAAGGACGAAGCTATCGTTATCACCTTGAAAAACGGCAAGACTTACGGCTTCAAAAACTTTAGCAAATTGGTTAGCTTGACCGCTTAGTAGCACCTGACTAGATAGTAGCCGGCGGGGATTATCCGCCGGCTTTTGCTTTTGCTCGCTACTTCCGATTTCGCAGCAGCACTGTCTCCCTCAGCGTTTTGGTTATTTCGTTGAACAATTGCAGCCACAGTTTAGCGTCGCGCGCCTTGATTGCTCTTTGCAGCTCAAAGTACGGATCATCTGGATCGAGCGTCGAGTTTAGCCAATCCTCGAACATGTCGCCATTGAAGTATCCGTCTTTGGTCGACCACGGGAATACTGGCTTGGCGTTCTCCGGCTTCTCCGGCTCGGCCTGCTTGGCTTTCTTGCGGCGAGCCTTGGGTCTTGACTTGTCGTAGTCGCCGCGATCAGCTCTATGAAACACACATAGCTTGTCGTCAAGTCTCATGCAGAGCCTGCCGCATTTTTCGCATGATGGCCACATGGTTAGATCTCCGTTCGTTCGGCCATCTCAATAGCCAGCTTTAATACTGCGTCCAGCGCGGTTTCTGCAATGCCATCGATGTTGCCTATCGGATAGCCTGCATCGTTGTTGTAAGACGCTATCCAGCCGTTAAATTCCCCTTGCCAAGTAGAAAGCGTCAGCGTGCCGAAGTCGAAGCCGTCGACGATGCGTTTTGGTAGCTTCTCTAGTAAATAGTCGACTGTAAATCTTGGAGCTTCATTGAAAGACTTGGCGAGACTGACGCCTTTTACGACCTCTGGCAGCTCGCCCTCTCGTCTAATGAATAATCTATCCTCCGGTGTCCACCCAGGCTTTAGCTCGTGCAGCTGTTTGCAAAAGTCGAATGTCTCTAGTGTTGTAACCATCTTACTGCTCCTCCTCTTGGTAGGCTTTATCGAGCTTGTCGATCATCTCCGGTATCCGCTCTTTTGCGTCAGCGTATTCCTGATCGTAAACACAGTATTTTGATATATTCTTGATAATCTTTGCGGCGGCCGCCATGTGTTTTAGGTTATCGGGGTCAAGATCCCAGTTCTGAAATCCGCCCACGATACATTCCAGCTCAAACGATAAATCAATCATTAGGTTGTGCATGCCAAGGCTGGTCTGCGGCAGCTGCACTGTTTTATTTTCTGATTCCATATTTCATTCTCCCTTGCTTAAAGCTTTGCGAACCTGGACGCCGTCCATGCCGGCCGCCATCATAACGGCTCGGGTGTGATCGCGCTCCAGCTTCTCTCGCTCTTTTTTAGTCAGCTCTCGGTCGTCACTCGCCGTCATCTCTTCTCTCAAAAAGTCAGGCATGTGTAGCTGCTGCTTGATGACAAATGCCGTGCTGAGGCTGTTTAATATTTGGCGGCGTTCTTTGCGAAATGCCAGCAGATAAATGTTTGCCGCATGCTCGGTCTCGATGAATGTCGCCTTGTTGCACTCAAATGCAAAGCCGGTTGGTTTATTGTTGTAGTACAATACATTGAGCGTTTTGTGGTCTTCGTCCATTCCAAAATTCATAATGACGCGAGCGATGACGCTCACTTCATCTTTGGTCAGCCGGCCAAGTATGAGCCTGCGTTCGGTGATCTCGTCGTTCGTGCCGGCCAGCACCTGATCAAAGTCCAGGTGCTTCTTCTCGCAAATCTGGCGTAGTATTCTTCGGGCGTTTTCTTTTTCTCCGCCAACGCCCGAGCGGGCGAGCGCAACTATTCGCATGCTGCGCTCATCGAGCTTCGGTTCATCACTCATCATCACCCTCGTCATTGTCTTCGTTTCTTTTCTCAATCGCCCAGCCGATGTGTGATCCTGATGTAGGACTTTGGCGGAATCCCAACGTGCTGTTATCGTTTTCATTGTCAATCTCTGGCAGCGGCGCTTCCGGGTCGTCAATCACGCCGAAGCACAGCAGATATTCTCTGCGGTATTTTCGGCCGGCGCGAATCGCAGAGCCTGGTTCGCCATAGTAAGCGATCGCTCCTGGATTTGCCGGCCCAGCCAGTACTGGCACAAGCCTGTGGTTTTTCAAGTTGTATACCAGATACCATTTTGGCTGGGCGAGCTGATCCCACTTCGGCTTGAAGCCGGTTTGGAGAGCGGCGCGCTGGATTCTGACTTTGGCGAGCCGAGCCACGCGGGCGCGGTAAGCCTCCTTGCCGGTTTTGAAAATTAAACCTAAATTTCGAAGTTCGTTGTCGGATTCGTCGTCTATCCAAACCTTTTTAGCCGGTACCATTTGGCCGTTTAGATACCAACAGTAATCGCCTTTGACTGGCTTGAACGAGATGTCGCCTGGCGTCAACTCTACTAGCTGAAACCAGTAGCCGAAGTTCACGACTTCGCCTGTGTCGAAAAAGTATTCTCTTTCGTTATTCTCGCCGCTTTTATTAATCTTAAACATGCCGACACAGCCTTCCTCAACCTCGAATATGTCGCCGGCTTTGGCGTTCGGCAGGTCGTGCTTTAATCTGTATTGTGTCATTTTGCCTCCCTGATTTTGTGTTCTGAATTTATTATTGAGGCGAGCGTTGGAGCGTACTCTGCGTCGAGCTTCTCCCACGCTGGCCGTGGCAAATTCCAACAGCCAAAATGGCCGAACATCGCCAGGCTCTCACAGCTTGGATTGCTGCGTCCGCCCAGATCCAAGTGTTTGATCATTCCTGCCGGCGATAGGTCGTAGCCGTAGATAACGTCGATGTCTTCGCGCAACAAGTCTCGCACCTCGAAGCTTCCGTCTTCGCGGTAAAGCGTGGCAGTGACTTCCACCGGCCGTGGATAGCCGATTGCGTAGGCTAGGCGGGTCATGACGGCTACCGGCCTGAAATCAACGATAGCAGCGTCCTGCGTGATATCGTTTCGGTAATACATCAGGCAGCGAATCGCCAAGTGCCGCGCCATGTATGCCCCGCTTCGGTCGACTTTGGTGAAGTCTTTGCCGCTGAAAGCTCCGCCGCCGATCGGCACGCGTGGGCCGTAATTATCGATGGCCAGCTTGCGGCCGGTTAGTCCGGTGTCGGCATCAAAGCCGCCAATATTCCAGTCGCCCGCCGGATTTATCAGCACCGACATGTCGCTTGCCTGGATAACGTCGTAATCGAGTAGTACAGCCGATAGCCACCTCTCGATGATGTCTTTAATCTCGCCTCGGCTCATACCACACCAGCTGGCGACAATCGATTCAATTTCGTCGTCATCGTTGAGTGTCACTTGCGTCTTGCCGTCCTGCAGGTGATCGCGATCAGCCCTCAAGTAATGACTCAAGCTTCGGGCCAAGCAGACTTCAAGCGGCATCAGCTCTTTGGTCTCCGTGGTGGCGTAGCCAACCATCACGCCTTGATCGCCAGCGCCGTTGTTGTCAACGCCGCGTGCAATTTCGGGGCTTTGCTCGACAATATTCACGATGACCTTGGTTTCGTCGTTATCGATAATCTTGCGAGCGATTTTTTCGTAGTCGATTTTGGCAGTCGTGGTCACTTCGCCGCCGATCACCAGCAGGCCGTGTCCACCGAACGTTTCAACCGCCACTCGCGACTTTGGGTCTTGGCGCAGGCAAGCGTCGAGAATCGCGTCGCTTATCCGGTCGCATATCTTGTCCGGGTGACCCGGCGCGACCCATTCTGCTGTCACTCTCATGCTAGCCTCGCACCTTTGTCAATAAGACAAATCCGTTACGCTTGACTTCCTTGACTTGGTAGCCAGCTGGCACTGCCGGCTCGGCCTTGTGCTTCAGTTCCTTTTTCGTCGAGAAGAAGTAAATCGTGTGCTTCTGCTTATTGCGCAGCGTGGTGACGTGGCTGTACAGATAGTACGTCACGCCTCGGCTGCTTTTATATTCAAATGGTTTTGCTTCCATCTTCAGTCTCCATTGTAGTTATGTTACTTTAACTCTGGTGTCGCCGCTTCCCAATCGTCCTCGCGACCAATAAAGCGAGCATAGCGCTTGCGCACCACATCGACATATCGCTCGTCGAGTTCCATCGTTCGACAAATTCTACCAGTTTGCTCGCAAGCAATAAGAGTTGAACCCCCCCC